ATTTTTTAAAAAATATGGAGAAAATTATAGTTATGATGATATTTTGAATAGTGCTAAAAGATATGTTGAATCATTTAATGGTCAATATAGATTAATGCAATTATTAAAGTATTTTATTTTTAAAGATAAAAAAGGAATAGATGGTAACATAGAAAATGAATCGCAATTACTTAATTTCTTGGAAAATAAAGACCAAGAAGATTTGAATGATGAATGGACATCAGAATTAAAATAAGATAATGGAGTTATTTGATAGAGTTTTTGAAACAATAAAACAAAGGAGAGAGAGAATATTATCTGGTGGTATTAATTGTATACCTTTTGGATTACCTAGATTTGAAGAAGTATTTCCAGGTATTGAAAGTAAAACTTTAACATATATTACTGCAAATACTAAAATAGGTAAATCAAAATTGGCTGACTTTTTATATGTATATAAACCATTATTTTATGCAATGAACCATCCTGAGCAATTAAGGATAAAGATAATATATTTTACTTGGGAAATGTCTATAGAAGAAAAATATTTAAGTTTTATGAGTTATCTTTTAGCTGTTTTATCAGGATATAAGATTAGGATTGATTCTAAGTCATTAATAAGTACAAGAGCATCTAAGCCATTACCTCAAGAAATATTGGATATTTTAAATTCAGATGAATATAAAAAGTATTTCCAATTTTTTGAGGATCATGTAACTTATATAGATTCAATAAGAAATCCTTTTGGAGTATATAAATTTTGTAGAGATTATGCTCAAAATAATGGTAAACAATATACTAAAGTAATAGATATAATCAATCATCAAACAGGAGAAATTATTGAAAAAAAAGAAGTTGATGACTATTATATACAGTCAGATCCAGAAGAGTATAGAATTATTATAGTAGATCATTTGGCTTTATTAACTCCTGAAAAAGGGAGTTCTTTAAGAGAGTCAATGGTTGATTTGAGTTCTAAGTATTTTTTAACATTGCGTAATAAATATAATTTTACTGTTGTTGGAATTGTTCAACAAGCAATGGCACAAGAAAGTAACGAAAATTTAAGATTAGGAAAATTAAGACCAACTGTAGATGGAATAGGAGAAGCTAAAATTATTGCAAGGGATTGTAATACTATGTTAGGGTTATTTAGTCCTTTTAGACATGGTATTCGTGATTATGAAGGATACGATATAACTAAATTTAAAGATAATATTAGATTTTTAGAAGTAGTTATAAGTAGGTCTGGTGGAGCAGGAGCAATTTGTCCATTATTTTTTGATGGAGCAACGGATTATTTTACAGAGTTACCTTTGCCAACTGATCCAAAATTAATTCATGCTTATAAATTATTAGACAGAGTTAATAATTCAAAAGTAATTTTATTTATTCACAAATTAAAAAAGAAAAAACATGAGTCGAATTTTAGTTTTAGGAAAGTCAGGTTTTGGAAAAACTTTCAGTTTAGGAGAAATTCCAGAATTGGGACATAAAGGTGTTAATCCTAAAGAAACCTATATTATTAGTGTTACATCAAAACCTTTAACATTTCCTAAAAGTGCTATTAATTATGTAGTTGCTCAACCAAAAAAGTACAATTCAGGTAATAGATATATTACTAATAATCCTGAAGAAATTGCTATGTTGATAAAAGCATTAAAAACTAGTGCATTTAAAAATATTATCATTGATGATTTCAATTATTTAATGCAGGATTATTATATGGATAATGCCCTAAAAGGAGGTTGGGATAGAATGTGTGTCCCTGCATAGAGTAATCTATGTGAAAATAATTGGGTAAAAACGGTGAAGGGTATTGCATATCTCAATATTTAAGAGATAAATTACTTAATACCGTGCTAAATGCAGTAGATAAAAGGACTGCACAGTGTAACGCATAGATACTGAACCTTCTATAAAGTAGAAGAATATAATGTATCCAAGAGTATCCAACTCCTATGTAATTAGGATGAAAATGTATGCTGAACTATATCAACTATGCAAGAAGATATAGAATTAAGAGATAAAAAGCTCTTAGGATAACAAATTGACACCTAAAAAAATAGGTTATTTTATGGGGCAAATTTTCAAGGCTATTGAAGAATATCAAAATAGTGATAAACATATTATTGTTTTAGCACATGGTGAAGAAATACCTCAACCTGATGGAAGAATATATATCAAAATGAAAACTGCGGGCAAAATGGTTGACGAATATATAACGCCAGAAGGCAAATTTGATATTACTTTAGTAGGTAAATCTAGTTTTGATATTGCAAATAAAAAAATAAAAAAGGAGTTTATTACTAACGAAGATGAATTTATTTCTTCTCCAAAATCTCCTTATGGAATGTTTGAAACTTTATATATTCCTAATGATTTAGGATATGTAATAGAAAAAATTAATAATTATTATAAACAATAAAAAAGAAGTATTATGTCATTTAATGTTGGAAATAAAAGTGTTCAGAAGGAATTTAAAAGATTCATTGGAGTAGCAAGTGTGGAAGTATTAACTTTTAATCCTACCCAAGAAGAGTTGGCAAAGTTGTATAATACAGATTCTGTAAGAGAGCCAGTATATATAGATAAGACTTCAGAAGGTGTTGAAAGGGTGAAATTAGTATTTTATCTCCAACCTAATAAATTAATGCATAAAGAAGCAAGTACAATGATTTTACCTGTAACTTTTACTATTACAAATCAATTTGTAGTAGGAAGAAATTCAGGTAAACATCAAGTAATAGATTCTTATGGACGTACAGGATGGGTTACTAAAGAGCAATTAGATAACCATGAAATTCCTACAGAATATCAAAAATATAAATTATTGGAGGATGATTATAGGCCTACATATGTAGGGGAAGAAAATCTTACCAAATTTATTAAAGCTTATGCTAATATTCCTAATTTAACTAAAACTGATTTTGAAACAAAAGAAGTTAGTTATATAGAAAATCCTAATGATGCTAAGGCAAGATTTAGTAATTTACCTTCTTTATTTAAAGGGGATTTTACAGAGATTTCAGGATTGTTGTCAGTAACTAAAGGATATTTGGTTAAAGTTGCTGTAGGTGTTAGAACAACAGAGGAAAATAAATTGTATCAGGATGTATTTAATAGGGCATTTATCAAAAATGCTGCAAGTAGTTATAAACTTCTTGAAAGAGAAATTAAAAATGCTCAAGATAATGGTGCTTTTAGTTCTACTGAATTTAAAGTATTGCCGTTACATGAATATAAAGTGGAACAAACTCTTACTTCTGAAATATCTGAAATTGCCAAAGTAGAAAATAAACTTTTAGGTGATGATTATGATGATTTACCTATGTTCTTTAGTGATTTTAACGATAATACAGATATGTAGTGTTTAACAAGGGACAAATAAGTTTATCAACAGAATATATATTAAGTTTAGTAAGAGATATAGACTTATTAAATTATTATTTTAATATTTCTTGTTTACCTTGTTTAATACATTCTCCAATAAGAGAGGATAAAAATCCTTCATTTAGTATATTTATTGATTATAACAATAGAGTTGTATTTCATGATTTTGCTACTAAAGATGGAGGAGATATTTTTACTCTATTATCTTTATATTGGAAATGTAGTAGGCAAGAAACATTTAAAAGAGTATATTGGGATTTATCAAATATTCAAATTACTAATTTTATTAATATTAATAAAACTAGTACTAATACCAATATTAAAAAATCTAAATATGAATTAAATGTCAAAATAAGAAAATTAAAAAAATATGATATAGAATTCTGGGAAAGTTTTGGTATTAATGAGAAATGGTTAAGTTTTGGACTTATATATCCTATTTCACATATATTTCTGCATAATGATCAAGTTGATTATTTATTTTCTGCAGATAAATATGCTTATGTGTATATAGAATATAAAGATAATATCCCTACTTTTAAAATTTATCAACCATATAGTAATAAAGCCAAGTGGCTAAATAATCATGATAAAAGTGTATGGGATTTATGGAATAAATTACCTGTTGAAGGAGATAATTTAATTATTACTTCTTCAAGAAAAGATGCATTATGTATTTGGGCTAATTGTAATATTCCTTCAACATCTTTACAAGCTGAATCATATTTACCAAAACAACAGGTTGTTAAACAATTAAAAGAACGATTTAAAAATATTTATGTTTTATATGATAATGATTTTAATAAACCAATTAATTATGGAAAAGAATATGGCAAACAGTTTTCTTCTAAATTCGAGTTAAATCAAATAATAATACCTGATATTTATCAAGTTAAAGATCCAAGTGATTTATTTAAACAATATGGTAAAGAAATTTTTAAACAGGTAATTTTTTCATTATTATAATCAATTATTTATTATTAACCAAAGAATTGGAAGGAAGATATTATTATTTTCCTTCCTTTTCTTTTTATCTATAAAAAATGAAATTAATAGGTGTATATGGAACATTAAGAAAAGGCGAAAGAGCATCCAATTTTTTAAAAGAAGCTAAATTTATCAAAACCATAAGAAAAGAACTTCCTTATATAATGATAGATACTTGTAACGGTTATCCTGCTTTATTAAAAAATATAGCTAAAACATCTCCAATTGTATTGGATATTTTTGAAATAAATGAAACAATTGAAGATAAATTGGATATATATGAAGGTTATCCTCATTTATTTCAAAAAGATATTATTGATATAGATGATCAAGAAGTTATTATATATGTTTACACTAAAGAATCTTGTAAAAAGTGTTTACAATATAATAAAAATTTAAAGAAAATAGAAAGTGGCGATTGGGTAGAATATAATAATAAAAACAATTAATTACTTTATTTTTATGAATTTAAGAATAAGAAGTCGCAATCATACTGCCAATGGCTTAAAAGGTATGATAGAAGTACCGATAGCAACAGTTTTAAGGTTAGGTAGTATTACTCCCAATGAAGAAATATTTAGCTATCAAATCAAAACAAATCGTCCTTATCGAGAAATTAATACTGTGGAAGGATGTAATAATTCTAGTAATAAAATATTAATGAAACAGTGTTTTATTAATAATAATGTTATTACTGCTGAATATAATATTTTAGCAACAGTTGCTAATGAAATTGATAATTGGCCATATTATCCTGCAATTATTAAACATAAATATTCTTCTAAGGGAGAAGGGATTTATTATGTAGAAGATAAAAATGCATTAATAGAATTAATTAAGCAATTACATGTTTGTGAAAACTATATTATTGAGAAATATTATACGTATTCAAAAGAATATAGACTTCATGTAACTAATGATGGGTGTTTTTATTCCTGTCGTAAAATGCTACGTCATATTGCTAAAGAACGATGGCATAGACATGAAAACAACAGTGTATGGATATTAGAAAGTAATCCTTTATTTGATATACCTTCTAATTGGGAAGAAGTAGTTGCTGAATGTATAAAAGCAAAAAATGCAGTAGGTTTAGATATTTGTGCAGTTGATGTAAAAGTTCAAACTAGTAAATATAAAAATCCTAAATTTATTATATTAGAAACAAATAGTGCTCCTGCTTTAGGAGAAATAGGAGTACAATTATATTTGGAACAATTAAGAAAAATGGTAAACAATTAATTTTATAGTTATGAGAAATCCAATGACATTAGGTTATTGCACTTTATATAATTATTCTTTTAAAGAAGAAGAAATTAAACAAACCAATATAAGGGATCGTAGTGCGTGTTTTTCTAGTCTTTTCTCAGAAATATATGGATATCTACTTAAAGATAAAAATGAAATTACATTATTAAAAGTTAATGTAACTTTATTAAATAGTTATAATTATATGGAAAAAGATCGGTATAATAATTATTGTTTCTTTTCTAAAAGAGAAATAAGATATTATTTAAATTATCTTTCAAAATTATTTAATTTTACATATGTTCTTAAAGACAGTAAATATAATAAGAACCCAATTACTATTA